GTGTTTGCGGAGCAGATGGAGGCAGACGGAATATGTGAAGAAATCCTTGATAAAGTCTTTGACGTTTTGGATGGATTCTTACCAAGTGAATTTATGGATATGGCTGAGTTAGACTGCTAAACTGACATATGGTTTAGAGAAAGGAAGGAAAAACAGATGGGAACGCTACTGGATGCATTTTCAAAAGAGGACCGGGTGGAGATCACCCTTTCCGATTTTTACCGGCTCATGCGGGAAAGCACATCCGCGGAACTGATGAAAAACGCCGTGAACTGCAACGTGCCGCACCGCTACATAAGGGAGATGGTAACGGGAGTGCCGGAGGAGACCAGCATGAAGCCGGATGGTGAAGGGGGGAAGGAACATGTGGATACTGACACAGAATAAGGAGCGGCTGCTGACTACGGAATCCATGGATGAGATACGCGTTGCACCGCCAGCGCCAGGCAGGATGGATTACGTGCTCCTGCTTAACCGTAAGACGGACCGGAAGGAGCATGCATTAGGGTTTTACCGCAGGAAGGAGCGGGCAAAAGAGGTGCTTCAGGATATTCTGGAGAAACAGTCGGAGTATATCTCCTGCGAGGGAGGGACGAGCCTGATTACGGGACGTCATCAGCCTGCCTTTGTGGCCATCCCTCCCAAAACCTATGTCATGCCGCTGGATGAATAAGGAGGGACGAAGGGATGGAGACAGGAAAGGGAACATCCGTGTATACCGTGAGCAACCACGCAAAGGAGCGTTACGCCGAACGGTGCAAGGACCGGGACAGCCGGCTGGAGATAACCACCTACGTGGCGGAGCACAGCCAGCGGATAGAGGAAGAAATCAACCGGATGCTGCGTTACGGGAAGCGTGTCTATACGGGCCGGACGGAGGGCGGAAAGGACCGGGTGCCCAAGGAAGTGTATGTGAACGGCCTGTGGATACTGCTGGCCAATGCCGAAACCCTCAACGTCATCACCCTGTACCGGGTGGACCTTGGCTGCGGGCCGGACCTGGACAAGCTGTACGTGGAGCGGATGGTCCAGCGCCTAGAGGAAGCAAAAGGACATCTGGATGAAACAAGACGCAAGGCGGAGGAACAGAACCGTGCCTACCAGGCCATCCTGCAGGAGGGAGAAGGGCAGATACAGGAATACCAGGAGCGCATCCGTCTGCTGAAGGAGATGTGCGAAGGGTACCAGGCAGTCATGCGCAGCAGCCGGGCCGGCTTGGCCCGGGCCGCGGACGAGGTGGAGGCCATCGTCAACACGCTGATAGGAAAAAAGAAGTTTTAAGGGAGGGCCTATGGAACCAACACAAGCCCGGATAGAGCTGGTCCGGGAGGACGGGACCATCCGGATGGGCGGGACGGACGTGAGCATGGAGGACATGGCCCGGATGCTGGGGGTGTTCGCCGCCATTGTGGCAGCGGAGGCAGTAAAACGCGGAATGGGCGTGGAGGAAGTCAAGGACGCCATGCTGGACATCTTCCTGGCGGCCACGGCCCGTCTGGATGAGGAGCATGCCCGGGACATCCGGGAGGGACATACCTGGGATATGGGATAAGAAGGAGGAAGCAATGGAATACAAGCGCATTACAAGCAAGGGCGGGGTCAATATCCCCGTGAAACTCAGGCGGTCCATGGGGATGGAACCCAGGGACGCCATTGAGCTGGAGGTCAATGACAGAAACGAGCTGGTCATCCGGGCCTACCAGGCCCGCTGCATCTACTGCGGCAGCGGGGAAATCCATCTTAAGAAAAATGGCAAAGGGGTCTGCCGTGCCTGCGCAGACCAGCTGGTGGATGAATACGTGAAGCAGAAACGGAAGGAGCTTGCATGATGGATTTGGGACTGGTAAATGATAAGGAGCTGGTGGACCTGGCCGTGGCGGCCATGAAGGTGGCCGAGGATGCCAAGTCCGCCCTGGAGAAATACAAAGCGGAAATCCAGAACCGGGGACTGTCGGTCTTAAAGGACCGGAATAACCAGTACTGCCG